GCAACAAATCCAAGGCGTGCATCCATGGTGCAGGTCTCTCTCCAAGGCATCGGCAAGTCCCCCTCGCCAGCCAGTTTGACCTGTTACCCATGTTCCCGGTCCAAAACGTCACCCATCTTGCCGGTTGTTAGGTGACACATGGTTCTGCACTTGGCGGGATTATCCGGGATCTGGCGGGAGTGGGCGGGAACCCGTTGGCCCGTAAGGGATCGGGGCGGATCGGGGCCAGGTGCGCGGGCGGCGGATGGTTTTGCACTCGGAGCGCCTGGCCGGCAATCTCGACACATGATGCTGCACTCGCCGGGGCGCGTCGAGGGCGGTTCGTGAGAGGCCTCTTAGAGCGGAGCGAGCGACCTCTTAGGGGCGTTTTCATCGGAGCGTCCTCGCATACCAGCGCACGCGGCCGATGATGCGGACCTGATCCGCCGCGGCGGCGTCGATGCGGCGGGGCGGGTAGCGCTGGCCCGCGTCGGAGGTGACTAGGAGCGCGCCGTCGAAGTCGCGGTCGAGGCGCTTGACGATGGCCTCTCCCGACCAGTTCAAGACGTAGAGGCCGCCGCCCGCCGGCTCGACGTCGGCGGTGTCGACCAGCACGACGTCGCCCTCCGAGAGCGTCGGCTCCATGCTGTCCCCCTTCACGCGCAACACGTGCGCCCGCTTGGGGTTGACGCCGATCCGACGCATCCACTCACCGCGGAACGCCACCTGGCTCTCGGCCTCGAGGTCGTTCACGTCGAGCATTGCCCCACCGCCCGCGCTCACGGCCTCGGGTAGGACCGGCACCATCACGAACTCGGCAGCTGAGACGGAGATGGTCGCCAAGCCTGCCGCCTCATCCCCGGTGACGACCCAATCCACCGGCCGGCCGAGCGCACGAGCAATCGCGACCATCGTGCTGAAGCGGGGCTCGCGCTCCCCCTTCAGAGCCTCGTTGAGAGTGCTGAGCGCGATGCCTGCCCGATGAGCGAGATCTCGCCTGGAGCCGATCGATTTCCTCGCCTCCTCAATCCGCCGGATGCTTTCGGGGTTAAGGCCGCGAACCCCGAAATTCGCAGCGGGCTCCGTCTCTCGATTTCGTAGTTTCGTTTCTGTAGGCATTTCAACACCTTAGCGAAAAGTCGCTCGATAAGAGCGAGATCCGAACTATGAAGCGATTTTTCGCCTTGCAGAGTGATCGAGATCTCGTATTATCGACTCCCGAACGTGATGATTTGCACCCCGAATAACCCCCGCGCTGGCACGCGGGGGTCACAGAGGAACCCGATGGGCGCGACGAGCAAGGCCGCTCCTGTGGCCGACATGCACCCCGAGCAGGTGAAGGCGGCCGTCCGCATGACGGGCGTCACCCTCACCGAGCTGGCGGAGCGCAACGGCTACAGCGAGAGCGCCGCGCGACGTGCGCTTCGCCATCCGTGGCCTTCGGTCGAGGCGATCATCGCCAAGCAGATCAAGAAGAAGCCGCAAGAGGTGTGGCCTTCTCGATACAACCCGGACGGATCGCCCCGCTCTCGTGCGTCCACTACCGACCGTAAGCGCGGCCGCCGTCCCCGTCACCGTCAAATCGAAGCGAGCGTGCTGACATCATGAGCCGCAAGAAGACCATCGCCACCACTGAGAGTGTCAACGCCGCAACGGAAGGCGCGGACACCAGCCCTGATGCCGCGTCCCGCGCGCATCCGAAGCCGGTGCTTTCCGATCAGCTCATCGCCCGCGGGCGCATTCATCTCGGTGAGCGGCTGCGCGCCGTCGACGCGGATCACGCGCTCTTCACCGGCGAGAGCATGCGCGATCAGGGGCAGCTGCAGCCGATCGCGGTGCGCCCGCACCCCGAGAAACCAGACGACTTCATCCTGATCTTCGGCGCCCACCGCTTCGTTGGAGCCGGGCTCGTCGACATCTGGCTGCTGCGGACGGACATCTACGATGTCGATGCCGCCCAGGCGCGGCTCATGGAGATCGATGAGAACCTCGTCGATTTCGCGCTGACGGAACTCGACCGTGCCGCGTTCCTGGCCGAGCGCAAGCGGGTCTGGGAGGAGATGTACCCCCAGACCAAGCATGGCGGCGATCGCTCGCAGCAAGTCGACAGGCCTGTCGACTTGCCCTCCCGCTTCACGGCGGAGACGGCCGAGCGGATCGGCGTCTCGGAGCGCACGATCCAGCGCTCCGTCAAACGGCACAACGCGATCGACGCCGGCGTGCGGACGCGCATCAGCTCCACCTGGCTCGCGCGAAACGGCGGGCAGCTCGATGCGCTCGCGAAGGTGGACCGGTTCCAGCAGAGCGGCGTCGTCGAGCTGATGCTGTCCGGCGCGGCCGATGCGCCGAAGACGGTGGCCGAGGCGCTGGCGCGGATGAGCAACCGCCCCGCGCCCGTGAAGAACGAACGGGACGAGCAGGGCAAGGCGCTGCTCAAGGCCTGGAAGAACGCGGGGGCGGGAGCGCGCGAGGACTTCCTCGCGTTCCTCGAGGGCGAGGGGCTCGTCACGAAGACGGGCTACGTGCCCGAGCCCGGCACGATCGCCGAGAAGATCATGCGCGAAGGCCGCCTCTGATGCTGCCACGCCCGCGCCAGTCCTGCCCCCATACCGGCGACTTGCTCTCTTGGGAGCCGCCGCAGCCCGTGAAGGCCTTCCCGCCGGAGCGGGTGCGGGCGGCGTCGCTTCCGGCGACGTTCTCGCGGGCGATCGGCGAGGCGCTGAGGGACGATGGGCGCAGCCGCGCAGAGGTGGCGGCCGACATGTCGGCGTTCCTCGGCGAGAGCGTCACCGAGAACATGCTCGACAAGTATGCGAGCGAGGCGGCCGAGAGCCACGTGCCGAGCATCGTGCGGTTCCTCGCGATCGTACATGCGACCCGCGATGCGCGCCTCCTGCAGATCCTCGCCGACGCCGTGGGGCTCGCCGTGATCGACAAGGCATACCTGCCGTACATCGATCTCGCGCTCGGGATGGAGCGGGAGCGCGAGGTGAAGGCGTTCCTCGACGCAGCGCGGGACCGCATCAAGCGTGGGGGCGCGCGATGAGCGAGCGGCGCTTCTACACGCCCGCCGACCTGGCCGCGATGGGCCTGCCGGACATGCCGGCAACGGATCGCGCCATCCAGCTCATGGCCGACCGCGGCGGCTGGCGTCGCCCCGACGCCGAGTTTCCGCATCACCCAAACGGCTTCTGGCGCAAGCGCGCCGGCCGCGGCGGCGGGTTCGAGTACACCTCCGACGTCCTGCCGATGCGCCCGCGGCTCGCGCTGATCCACCGCGAGCAGCGCGCCGCGACGCCCACGCCCACACCGCGCGACGCGCTCAAGGACGATCTGCGCATCAGCTCGATGTGGACCCACTACAACGGGCTCAGTAACCGGCTCAAGGCCAAGGCCAGGGCGGCCCTGGAGGCGCTGGCCGCGGCCGAGGATCTGGCCGCGTCGGGCACGGATCGTACGTCGGCCTACATGCTGGCGGCGACTGGGGCAGGCGTGTCGGTGCGCACCCTCTACAACTGGCGCGACCAGGTGGGGAGCACCCCGCGACAGCATTGGCTTGCGGCGCTCGCGCCCAGGTACTCGGGCCGCAAGACGGAGGCGGACTGCTCGCCCGAGGCGCTCGCCTTCATCAAGGCGGATTATCTGCGCCGCGAAAAGCCGAACTTCTCGGACTGCTACCGGCGGCTCGCCCGGGCGGCGGCCGAGCACGAGTGGACGATCCCCTCCGAGCGCACGCTGCAGCGGCGGATCGAGAAGCTCAGCGAGGCGCAGAAGGTGCTCGCCCGCGACGGGGCGGAGGCGCTGGCGCGGCTCTACCCGGCGCAGGAGCGCGACAAGTCCACGCTCCACGCGCTCGAATGCGTCAACGCCGACGGCCACAAGTTCGACGTCTTCGTCGCCTGGCCGGGCGAGAAGACGCCGGTGCGTCCGATGCTCGTCGCCTTCCAGGACGTGCACTCGGGCATGATCGTTTCCTGGCGGCTCGACCGCGCGGAGACCGCGCACGCCGTCCTCCTGGCCTTCGGCGATCTGGTAGAGACCTGGGGCATCCCGGAGCAAGCCGTCCTCGACAACGGCCGGAGCTTCGCGAGCAAATGGCTCTCGGGCGGCGTCGGGAACCGCTACCGCTTCAAGGTCAAGGCCGACGAGCCGGACGGCGTGATGACGACGATGGGCGTCCAGATCCACTGGGCGACGCCGTATCACGGCCAGTCGAAGCCTATCGAGCGCGCCTTCAAGGACATGGCGCAGTCGATCGCCAAGGATCCGCGCTTCGCGGGCGCGTACACCGGAAACAAGGTCGACGCGAAGCCCGAGAACTACGGCTCGAAGGCCGTGCCGCTCGACCTGTTCGAGCGGGTCGTGGCGGAGGGGATCGCGGAGCACAACACCCGCGTCGGCCGCCGCTCCAGCATCTGCAACGGGCAGAGCTTCGAGCAGGTCTTCCTGGCCTCCTACCAGGCGTCCCTGATCCGCAGGGCGAGCGTCGAGCAGCGGCAGCTGTGGCTGCTCGCGGCCGAGGGCGTGTCCGTCCGCAAGCAGGACGGGACGATCCACCTCTTCGGGAACCGCTACTGGACGGACGCGCTCACGGACCTGCGCTCGACGAAGGTCGTGGCGCGCTTCGACCCGGACGCGCTCGCCGACGGCGTGCACGTCTACCGGCTCGACGGGACCTATGTGGCGCACGCCGAGTGCATCGAAGCCGCGGGCTTCCTGGACGTGACGGCCGCGCGCACGCACGCGGCCGCGCGCAAGGCCTGGCTGAAGGCGGAGAAGGCGAAGCTCGAGGCGGAGCTGACGATGTCGCTCGGCCGGATCACCAGCCTGATGCCGTCCGGTCCGAAGCCGGCCGAGGCGCCCGAGACGAAGGTCGTGCGGCCCGTCTTTCGGCGCGGTGGCGGCGGCGGATCTCTGGCTGCGGCGGTCGCCCAGCAGGAGGAGTTCGAGCGCTCTCAGAGCGAGACGCTCGCGCAGCTCGGACGGGGGCTGCATGCGCTGCGCCTCGTCCAGAACGACGACGACGCGGCCGGGTGAGGCCGGCCGCGTCGTCAGGAACAACACCAACATGAACGGGGCACTTCTACCATGAACGTACACGCACAGGAAGACTTCTCGAGCGCCGAGCAGATCGAGGCTCTGCGCGAGGATCTGCGCCAGCTGATGGCGCGCGAGGGCCTGACCCAGGCCGACATCGCCAAGGGGGCGGACATCCCCTACGGCACGTTCACGCCCTGGATGACGGGGAAGTACCAAGGCAACAACGCGGCGATCGCCGCCAAGGTCCAGCGCTGGCTGATCGCCCGGGAAGAGGGCCGAAAGGTCGGCGTCGGGCTGCCGAAAGAGCCCGGCTTCGTCGAGACCGTCACGGCGCGCGAGGTGCTCAACGCCCTGCAGTGGGCGGCCCAGATGCCCGGCATCGCGGTCATCACGCTCGGGCCGGGCATGTCGAAGACGAGCGCGGCGAAGGAGTTCGAGCGGCGCACGCCGCACGCGTACCGCGTCGTCATGCGGCCGTCGACCGGGAGCGTGCACTCCATGGTGCACGAGATCGCGCAGGTGCTGCAGGTCTCGGAGCGCAACCCCTCCCGCATCGTCCGCGCGATCGGCGAGAAGGTCCAGCGCAACGGGCGTCATCCGCTGATCATCGTCGACGAGGCGCAGAACCTGAAGGATGCCGCGGTCGACGAGCTGCGGCACCTGCTCGACGAGTTCGGCTGCGGCATCGCGCTGCTCGGCAACGAGGACGTCTCGACCCGCTGGGGGCGCGCCAGCCCCAAAGACGGATACGGCCAGCTGCATCGCCGGATCGGGCTGCGCATCCGCCGCCTGAAGCCGCTGCCGGAGGACGTCGATGCGTTCCTCGCAGCCTGGCGGATCGAGGACGAGGCGATGCTCAAGTTCCTGCGCATGATCGGCAACAAGCCGGGTGCGCTCGGGCAGATCGCCGAGACGATCAAGTTCGGCTCGCTGCTCGCCACCGGCGAGAAGCGCTCCCTCACGGTCGACGACCTCAAGGGCGCCTGGGCGAACCGCTCCGAGGAGGCACGCTGATGCTCTCCCGAGACCTTCGCGCCCTGGCCGCCTGGTTCGGCCCCGTCGCCGCCGGCGACTTCGAGATGACGGCGGAGGGCGCTCGCGCCTTCATGGCCAACCTGAACCGTGCCGTCGAAGACGCCGAGGCGCTCGAGCAGGCGTCCGTCGCGCCCGACCTGCGCCGGCGCGCGATCGCCGGCGGGAACGTCGTCGCCTTCCGTCCGCGCTCGCCCGCCTCGGCCCGGGGCTCGACCGGAGGCGACGCGGCATGAGGACCGTCTTCGTCGCCGGGCTCGACGGCACCAAGCCCTACCTCGACATCGGTGAGGCGCACCTCGACGACGGGTCGCGGCAGCGCCTCCTCAGGACGCTGGGCGGGGACCTGAAGCTCGCGCCCTCCTTCCTGGTCCGCGAGGACCGCGAGGAGGCGCGCCGGGTGTTCCGCCAGGTGCGGGCCTTCCGCGCCCGCGGCGGGAGCGGCCTGACGTTCCACCAGGCCGCGGCGCGGCTCGCGACCTCGATCGGGGGGCGGGCATCATGAGCAACCCCGGCATCCGGCCCCATGCCTTGTCCGACGCGACCGTGACGGCCGAGCGCATCAGCTACGGCGGCAGCCGGGCCGCCACCATGGTGAGCATCGACGAGACCCGCGAACTCGCCGCCGCCTTCCTCCTCCTCGTCCACATGTGCGGCGGGATCGAGAAGGTCGAGAGCGGGCTTCGCGAGGCCGGCGTCATCCAGACACAGACCGAAGAGGGACCCCAATCATGAACGCGATCGACCCCGAGACCACCCACCGCTACCGCACCATGGCGATCGAGGTGGGCGGCAAGCCGTACCTCCACGACGTCAAGGGCAACCTCGTCCCGCTCGAGACGATCGGCGCGGCCGACCTGCTCGAGGACGAGATGGTGCGCAAGATCATCGGCTTCGCCGAGGACCTCTCCGCCCAGATCGGCCGCTTCAAGGGCCACACATTCGAGGACATCGGGTCGCTGATGGCGCTCCTCGACCAGGAGTACGGCGTCAAGCGCGGCGGCCGGAAGGGCAACGTCGCCTTCACCTCCTTCGACGGGTGCCTGAAGGTCACGCTGCAGGTGGCGGACCAGCTCCATATCGGGCCGGAGATCCAAGCCGCGAAGGCGTTGATCGACGAGTGCCTGCGCGAGTGGTCGACGGACAGCCGCGCCGAGCTGCGCGCGCTCGTCGACCGCGTGTTCAGCGTCGACCGGGAAGGCACGATCAACCGCGCCGAGCTGTTCATGCTGCTCCGGCTCGACATCGCGGACGAGCGCTGGCAGCGCGCCATGCAGGCGATCCGCGACGCGATCCGCGTCGTCGGCTCGAAGGAGTACCTGCGCTTCTACCGCCGGTCCGAGCCCACCGCCCAGTGGGAGCCCATCGTCATCGACATCGCCTCGGCGCGCGCGCCGACGGCGGCGGCTTGAGGAGGGGACGATGGCTGAAATCCACGCCTACGCCGAGCCGAACGGCCGGATCTCGTTCGGCTCTTTGGTGCCGGAGCCGTGCGTCCTGCTCGCCAGCGGGCCGGAGGAGAGGGTTCGTACGCTGATCGCGTCCGTCGCGGCGCGCTCCACGCTCGACGACGACACGCTGCTCGTCCCCGGGTTCGAGGAAGCGATGGAAGACAACGGCGCGCCGGACGACGCCGTGTACGCCCTGATCCAGAGCCTCGCGGAAATCAACCGCGACGAGTTGCTGGTCGTGGCGTTGGCCGACGTGGTGCACGACGCCGCCACCTGCATCCACGCCTATTGCTGGCGTTCGGGGAGGATCGAGTTCGGGCATATCGTGCCCGAGGGCGCCATCGCCATCCTGTTCGGCGACCGTTCCGAGGTGGTTGAGATCATCTCGGCCTGCGCGCGTCACGCTCGCCATAACACTTGGCTGCTCGTCCCGGGCATCCCCGAGGCGGGCGACAACGAACATGCCGCGGAGGCCGCGCTCAACCACTTCATCAGCTTCTGCGGTCGGCGCTCGATCCGGATCGCTGCGACGTCTGCGGCGATCGCGGACGCGGCGGAGGGCGGATCATGATCCTCGCCCTCGACCCCGAAACCCGCCAGGCCGTCGAGCAGCTGGCGGTCGATATGAAGCTCACGTGGTTCCGCGCCGCCGGCGGCCTGCAGCTCCTGGTTCGGGAGAACGCCCTGACCGAGGAATACTGCGCCGCGGTAGCCGAGACGGCGCGGGACATGGCCGTTCAGGTCGATGCGCTCGAGCAGCGCATCGCCGCCCTGCGCGCGAAGGAGGCCGGCGATGTCTGAGCCCCTCATCGCCTACGACATCCTGCCACCGCCCTTCGCCGCGCCGTGGGGCGTGGGCGCGGGCGGCGGCCTCACCAACGCCGACGGGCGGCTCCTCGCCTATCCCGTCCTCACCCACCTCGGGGAGCCGCGCGAGCGTGCGGCCCTCATGCGCTGGGCGGCGTCCTCGGCGGGCCTCGTCCACGTCGCCGCCGCCGGCGGGCTCGCGGCGGCGCGGCTGCCGGACCTGATCCGCCGCGGCAAGGGCGACAAGGCGATCGACGTGATCGAGCGCTTCATCCCGCTGGCGGCCGAGGGCCTGCGCCCGCTCTACGACCGCGCCAGCCGGCCGGACGTGCCGCACAACGCGGCTCTGATCGACCTCTTGGCGCGCATGGGAGAACGGCCATGAGCCCGACCACGGCGCAGATCGGCGCCATCCACGCCATGGCCAAGAAGGCCGGCATGGACGAGGACGCGCGGCGCGACTTCATCGCCGCGCGGGCCGGCGGCAAGCGCTCCTCGCGGGACCTCACCGTGAGCGAGGCCGGGGTCGTGATCGAGGCGCTCCAGGAGATCGTGCCCCGGGAAGTCGCCGGCTCGCGGCGCTCGGCCGCGCGGACGGTCACCGGCCGGTGGGCGGGCGTGCTGCGCGCGCTGTGGATCTCCGGCTGGAACCTCGGCGTCGTGCTGAGCCGCGACGACGAGGCGCTGATCGCCTTCGTCGAGCGCCAGACCGGCCTCTCGCACCCGCGCTTCCTGGTCGAGCCCGCCGACGCCCGCAAGGCGATCGAGGGCATCAAGGCCTGGCTCGCGCGTGAGGCGGGCGTGGACTGGGGCGAGAAGCACCGCGTGCCCAGCCGTAACGAGGACGGCATCGCAATCGGCTGGACGGACTTCGCCTGCCCGAAGCGCAACGTGCTCTGGGCGCAGTTCGCGATCCTGCGCCGGCTCGGCCTGCCCGAGCCGGACTGGCCGAAGGGCACCGCGGCCGACGAGGAGCTGGACGCGCTGCAGCGCGTGCTCGGGGACGAGATCCGGCGCGCGGGCAAGAAGGGCAAGGGGAAGCGGAGGGCGGCGGCATGACGCGGCCAGTCGCCACGGAACGCCGCCAGCACGAGCGTGCGCACGCGCTGCTCGGCCAGGGCGTGGGCGTTGAGGACGTCGCCTACCGCCTCTGCCTCACCGTGCCCACCGTTGCCCGGATCGCGCGGGAGACCGACCACGGCAGGCTCCCGCTGGGCGACGGGCTGATCGAGGTGAGCCTGCGCGTGCCGCCGAAGGTCCACGCCGAGCTGGCCGCCGAGGCGCGCTCGCGGGGGATCGGCGTCTCGACCTTCACGGCCATGCTGCTCGGCCGGGCCACCCGCCACAGGCTGATCCCCGCGATCATGGACGACGAGGCCGTGTAATGCCCCGCCGCGCCGCCCAGCCCGGTCCCTCTCTGCTCGACTGGCCCATGCGCCAGCGGCTCGAGGAGCTGGCGCGGCGGCGCGTCGAGATCCTCGCCAGGATCTCCCGCTGGCGCCCGCGCTCCGAGCGCCGGCGCCAGGCCGAAGACGAGCTCGCCGCCATGACGCGCGAGCAGCTCGAGATCACGACGCAGCTCAGAGGGGGATGAAATGCGCGAGGACGGCATCGTATGGCGCAGCGGAGCGCGCCCCGGCGACGGCCATCAGGGCCGGTACCGCACCACGCCGCCGACGCCGGTGACCGTCATGGTCCCGTTGCGGCTCGTCGACAAGCTCAAGCCGCGCGCGGCCGAGCGGGGCTACAGCCTCGCCAAGCACTGCGCCGAGCTGGTCGAGCTGGGCTGGGCGGCCACCGTGGGCGCGATCGAGGCGCCGGTCCTCGCGCCGCAGCCGGAGCCCGTGTCGATCGAGCCGCGGCCGACGTCGCTCGCGCCCTACGGCGGCCCGGTCCCGGGGCGCCTGGCGTCGGCGACGTCGATCGCGTTCCTGGTGGCGCTGCCGGCGATCGCCGAGCCCGAGCGGGCGGGCGAGGAGCCCGCGATCGCGCCCGCCCTCGTCCGCACCGTCCGCGCCCTGCGCGCCGCCGGCCAGACGCCCCGCGAGATCGCGGCCTCGACCGGCCTAGCGCGCGATGACGTGCTGGAGATCCTCGGGAGGCGGGGGTGATGCTATTCGCTCAGGTCGACCCAGGTCACCGCAGGGTCGTAGATCGCCGGGCCGGAGCTGTCGCGAACTTCGGCCTCGATGTCGACGATGCACGTCTGGCGTATTTCGTCGCCGGTACAGTCGTTGACGATGCGCTGTCGGGTCTCGCCGTCGAAGCGCTCGAGCAGGAGCGGCATCGTGCCCACGACCTGCTGGGACATGTTCACAACGACGCACTCCGCGCGCCCGAGCGAGGCCCGGATCACCACGCACCGGAACTCCTGGCGCGTCCCGTCGAAGGCAGTCGGGTTCGTCGCGATCTCGAAGAGCCTGATCAGCTTCGGCTCGGTGAGCTGCTGAGCGCCCGCTGGCGCCGCGAGGGCGACGAGGACAGCGGCGGCGAGCAGGATCTTGCGCATCGGGACCTCCGGGCATGGGCGTCTTTCGCAACTCTTTACTGCACATCGACGGGGGTGACGAGCCATGAAATCCCGAAATCGTAAACGCGGCGCCTCGCGGCGGATGCGCAGCTTCGCGCTCGAGGTGACGACGCTGCAGGCCATCCTACTCGATCGGTCGCCGTCGGCCCGCCTCGCGACCGAGAGCGGCATGTCCCTCGTCAACGCCCGGGCCTACCCGTGTGCCGACGGATCGTTCACGCTCCGCGTGGTCTGGCGCAGCCGCAAGCCCGGGCTCGAGTGCTCAATCGCCGAAACCTTCAGGGGGCTTCGAGGATCATGAGCTTCGCCCTCGCCCAGATCCGGGAGGCGATCGGCGACGAGGCGGCGCTCAAGCTGATCGAGGCGCGCGGCGGGACGACGGTGTTCGTCCCCTGCGATCCGCGCGAGGATCAGCTCCTGGTCGACATCGTGGGGCTTGACGCGGCGCGCGAATTGGCGTCGCGTTGGGGAAAGGAGTACCTCGCGGTCCCGATCGCCATGGAGTGGCGCATCGACCGCCTCCTCGAGGAGGGGCTGTCCGCGCCGAAGATCGCGCTCGCGCTCGGCGTCCACGAGGACCGCGTCCGCCGCCGGCGGCGCAAGGTCGGAGCCGGCGGCTCGCAGCCCGACCTGTTCGCCTGAACCCCGCACCCCCGCACCCGCACCCCTGAACCGTCCCGGTTGTGACGGGCAAGGTCGCTCCTGTCACCGCGCGTCGCGCGAGGGGAGCGATCCGATGCAGACCAGCGAACGCGGCAAGGCCGTCATCGTCTACAAGGAAGGCCTGGTCCTCAAGGCCTACCTCTGCCCCGCCGGGATCTGGACGATCGGCGTCGGCCACACGTCCGCCGCCGGCGCCCCGGCCGTCAAGCCGGGCATGAAGATCACCCGCGACGAAGCGATGGCGATCCTCGCGAGCGACCTGCGCAAGTTCGAGGCGCGCACCGCACGGCACGTCGAGTACGAGCGCGCGCCCGACGAGCAGGCCGCCGCCGACGGCTCAACCTCCTTCGACTTCAACACCGGCCGTATCCACAACGCCACCTGGGTTCGCCACTTCAACGCGGGCGATTTCATGCGTGCGCGGGCTTCGTTCATGCAGTGGACCCGCGGCGGCGGGAAGGTGCTGCGCGGGCTCGTCAAGCGCCGCGAGATCGAGGCCAACATGATCTTCGACGGCGAGTACCCGGACGATATCAGCGTCCAGGTCGTGACGTCCGCGAAGCCGGACCGGACCGATGCGGTCTGGGTCGTCGCCTCCACCGCGGAGCAACGGCAGGCGCTCTACGACGGGCTCAAGAAGCTCGGCTACGATCCCGGCTCCTGGACCGGCCCAGACAGGGTTCCGATCGCGAGCGCCAAGGCCGTGCGCGCCTTCCAGCGCGACCACGATCTGACCGTCGACGGCCTGATCGGCGACGCCACCCTCTCCACCCTGCAGCGCGAGCTGGACGCCCGGAGCAAGACGAAGGGCGCGGGCGCGGGCGGCGCGGCCGGCGGCGCGACCGCGGCTGGCGGGCCGGCTGCCGTCGAGGCCCTGCCGCCCGAGGCGGTGCCCGCCGACGTCCCCGAGGCGCTGCTCGAGCCGGCCTTCGTCCAGGGCGCCGGCGTCGTGATCCTCGCCGTCGCCGTGCTCCGCGGCGCCTGGCTCGCCTACCGCTACCGCGACGTGATCGCGGCCCGCATCCACGGCTTCGCGCCGCGCCCAGCGGCCTGGCTCCGCAGCTTCTGAGGAGTGTTTCATGGTCCCCGTCGCTACCGCCGTCCTTTCCGCCGTCGCGCCCGAGCTGGTGCGCGGCATCCTCTCTCGGCTCTTGCCGCAGCGCGAGGCCGCGCGGACCGGCGCCGATCCCCGGCCAGAGCTGCCACCGGTCGACGTCGAGAAGATCGCGCGCGAGCTGACCCGCGACGCCGGCCTGCAGCGCGTCGCCGAGGAGGCGGTTCGCAGCGTCGCCAAGCCGTGGTGGCAGTCCAAGGGCGTGCTCGGCGGCGCGGGCGTGGTGCTCATGTCCGTCGGCTCGATCGTCGGCCTCGCCATCACGGCCGAGGACGCCGGCGCCATCACGGACAACCTCGACAAGATCGCGACGGGGCTGTTCGGCCTCTACGCGATCTACGGCCGCCTCGTCGCCCGGAGCCCGTTGAAGTGAGACGTTCGATCTACCGATCCGCGCTCTGGCGCGCCCTCGCGGTCCTGGGGCTGTTCCTCGCCGTCGCCATGCTGATCTGGATCACGGGCGGCGGCGCTCAGGCGGCCGAGGGCGGCGGCTCGTCCTCCCTGTGGTCGGACCTGCCGCGCTGGGCGAACATGGTCATCTCCATCGGCGGGCTCGCGCTGCTCCTGCTCACGCTCTACCTGTCGACCCGCTTCGCGCCGAAGGCGGGGCTCGACGCCGCGCAGCTCCGGCAGGCGGAGATCGAGAAGCGGCTCGACCGCGTCGAGGCGCGCCTCGAGACGCTGCCCGATCGCGACCAGGTGCATCGGCTGGCGCTCGACATGGAGCGGCAGTCCGGCGAGCTGCGCGCCTTGACGGCGACGATCCGCCCGCTGGGCGCGAGCGTCACCCGGATCGAGGAGTGGCTGATCAATAAGGGGGATAGGCGCTCGTGAGCTACCAGGATCTCGTCACTCAGCACCTGCGATTTGCCACCCTGCGCATCCTTGCGGACGAGCGAAACCACGCGTCGAACGACAGTCTGATCACCGACGAGCTTCGGCGGATCGGGTTCAACCCGACGCGCGACGCCGTGAGGGCCGAGCTGCGCTGGCTCGAGAGCGTCGCCGCCGTGGGCATCGACGATACGACGCTCAAGGGCACGTGGGTCGTTACCCTGCGCGAGCGCGGCCTCGACCACATCGAGCGGCGCCTTGTAATAGACGGCGTTCGCCGCCCCAGCCCGGAGCGCTGACATGCGCCAGGAGCGCGTCGGCCGCGGCCGTCTCTCGTCCCTCGACCTGATCCCGGACGCCGGCCGCGACGACGTGCTGTGGGCGCTCGAGGAGCTGAACAAGCGCGAGCGGATGCAGGTCGACATCCTGCTCGAGCTCAACAAAAGGCTCGAAGAGAAGGGCATCGACCCCGTCTCCAAGAGCGCCTTCAACCGCAAGGCCGTGCGGGTGTCCGCCGCGTCGCGCAGGATCGCGGAAGCGCGCGCCGTCTTCGCCGGCATCGCCGACCAGTTCACCCCCGGCGAGGCGGACGCCAACAACTTCGCCTTGGGCGAGGTGATCAAGACGTTGATCCTGGAGCTGCTCGACGAGCCGGGTCACTCGCCGAAGGGCGCGATGGAGCTGGCCCGCGCCTTCCTCGCCACCATTCAGGCGCAGAACCTGTCGACCGGCCAGCGCCAGAAGCTGGAGGCCGAGTTGGCTGCCAAGGCTTCGAAGGCCGTCGATGCCATCGCCGGCGAGAAGGGCCTCACGAAAGAGACGGCCGAGGCGATCAAGGCGCAGATCCTGGGGCTTCGAAAATGAGCGCGCCGCTCTCCGAGCAGGAATGGGCCGAGGTCCGGCGCGCCGCGCGCCAGGCGCTGCCGACAGGGCTCGATCCGAAGACACCGGCCGGCGTGCTCCTGTCCTACCAGGCCGAGCTGCTCGAGGCCGTCTCGACCCATGCCCTCGTCGCCACCGACAAGAGCCGGCGCGTCGGCGCCACCTGGGGGATCGGCGCCCTGGCGGTGATCACGTCGGCGCTGATCAAGTCCGACGGCGGCATGGACACGCTCTATCTCGGCTACAATCTCGATATGGCGCGGGAATTCATCGACACCTGCGCCATGTGGGCGAAGGCGTTCGGCGAAGCCTGCTCGGAGGTGGGCGAGTTCCTGTTCCGAGAGCAGGACGACAAGGGCGCCGATCGCAGCATCCAGGCGTACCGTATCACGTTCGCCTCGGGGTTCGAGATCGTCGCGCTGTCGTCGCGGCCGCGCTCGCTGCGCGGCCGGCAGGGCTTCGTCATCCTCGACGAGTTCGCGTTCCACGACGATGCAGGCGAGCTGCTCAAGGCGGCCATGGCGCTGCTCATCTGGGGCGGGCGGGTGCTGGTGATCTCGACGCACAACGGCGTCGACAACCCGTTCAACGAGCTGCTCACCGAAATCCGCTCCGGCAAGCGGCCGGGCAAGATCGTGCGCGTCACCTTCGACGACGCCATCGAGCAGGGGCTCTACGAACGCATCTGCCTCACGACGGGCAAGGCCTGGTCGCCCGAGGCGGAGGCGAAGTGGCGCGCCGGCATCCGCGCCATGTACGGCGCGGCCGCGGCCGAGGAGCTGGACTGCATCCCGGCTCAGGGCTCGGGCGTCTACCTCACCTCGGCGTTGATCGAGGCGAACATGGAGGAGGGCGCGCCGGTCCTGCGGCTGCGCTGCCCCGACGGCTTCGAGACCCGGCCGGAGCGGGAGCGGTTCAGCTGGGTGCAGGACTGGCTCGCCGAGCACGTCGACCCGGTGCTCGCCACGCTGCCGAAGAACCTGCAGCACGCCTACGGCTTCGACTTCGCCCGCTCCGGCGACCTGTCGGCGCTTCTGCCGCTCACCATCCTGCAGGATCTCCGCCGGCGGGCGCCCTTCGTGCTCGAGATGCGCAACGTCCCCTTCGCCCAGCAGCAGCAGATCCTGTTCCACATCGTCCGTCGGCTGCCCCGGTTCGTCGCCGGCAAGCACGACGCCCGCGGCAACGGCCAGCAGCTCGCGGAGGCGGCGCAGCAGGAGTTCGGCTTCGAGCGGGTCGAGGCGGTGATGCTCACCCAGGCCTGGTATCTCGAGCACACGCCGAAGCTGAAGGCGCGGCTCGAGGACCGCACCTTCGTGCTGCCGCTCGACGCGGACGTGCGCGACGACTTCCGCCAGATCAAGCTCACCCGCGGCATCCCGAAGGTGCCCGACGACGCGAAGACGACGGGCGCCGACGGCGGCCAGCGCCACGGCGACGTGGCGATCGCCGGCATCCTCGCCAACGCGGCCGCCGACGCCGAGCCGATCGAATACGGCTACCGCCCCGCGCCGCCGCCGGCGCGCCGCGGCCTAGACGGCGGCGCCGGCGCCCGCGACTTCTGGCGGCCGCGCCGCGACGGCGATCGCCCCACCACCACCACCGGACGCGAGAAGTTCCTATGAAGCGCCCGACCTCGCTCCCCCCGCTGATCGGCCCCTGGGGCAAGCGCATCTCGCGCTCGGAGCTCTCGCGGCCGCGCGACGCGCCCACCGTGTTCGGCATCCGCAACCCGGTGGGCGGCTTCCAGTCGAGCCGGCTCACGCCCGCGCGCTGCGCCGAGATCCTGCGCTCGGGAGCCGAGGGGCACTGGGAGGCCTTCATCGAGCTGGCCGAGGAGATGGAGGAGCGCGACCCGCACTACCAGGCGGTTCTCTCCGTCCGCAAGCGCCAGGTGGCGCAGCTGCCGATCACGGTCGAGGCGGCCTCCGACGAGCCGCATCACGAGGAGCACGCCGATTTCATCCGGCGCTGGCTCCGCCGCCGCGTGCTCCGCCTGGCGCTGTTCGACATCCTCGACGCCGTCGGCAAGGGCTTCTCCGTCCACGAGATCGAATGGCAGACCGACCCTCGCTCGGGCATCTGGCCGAAGAAGCTCCGCTATGTGCCGCCGCGCTGGTTTCGGCCGGACATGCTCGACCGCGACACGCCCAAGCTGATGGGCGTCGCCGGCGAGGACGAGGAGCTGGCCGAGCACCTCTACCTGCTCCACAAGCACCCCTCAAAGAGCGGTCTCACGATCCGCTCCGGCATCGCCTTCATGGCGCTCTGGAGCTGGATGCTGAAGCGCTTTTCGGATGCCGACTGGGCGGCCTTCGTCGAGCGCTACGGCCTGCCCGTGCGCGTGGGCAAGTACGACCCGGCCTCCTCCGAGGAGGACCGGGATGTGCTCTGGCGGGCGGTCGCGGGGATCGCCGGCGACACGGCCGCCGTGATCCCCCAGTCGATGCAGATCGAGTTCATCACGGCGATGCAGGGCGGCTCGAGCCAGGAGCTGCACGAGAAGCGCGCCCGGTATCTCGACGAGCAGCTGTCCAAGCTCGTGCTCGGGCAGACCGCGACCACCGACGCGATCGCCGGCGGGCACGCCGTCGGGCAAGAGCACCGCCTCGTCCAGGGCGACATCGAGCGCTCGGACGCGCTGCTCGTCTCGGCGACGGTCACGGGCAGCCTGGTGCCCTGGATGGTCTCCTTCAACTACGGCCCCCAGGACGAGTACCCGACCGTCTCGATCGGCCAGCCCGACGAGACCCCGCTGAAGGATTGGATCGACGCGATCGACCGGATGGCGGGCAAGGGCCTGCGCGTCGCCCAGAACGCGATCCGCGACCGCCTCGGGCTCGAGGAGCCGGGCGACGACGAGGAGCTGCTCACCGCCGGCGCGCCGGCGGCGCCCTCTTCCGATCCCTTCGCGGGGCTCTTCGCGCGCTTCGACCACGCGGCCGAGCGCAGCCGCGTGGCGCTCATGTCCAAGGCCGAGCAGGATCTCGAGGCGGCCCTCGTCGCGCGCATGGCGAAGGAGGGCGGCCCGGCGATCGCGGCGCAGCTGGCGGAGATCCGCAAGGCCTTCGACCAGGCCGAGAGCCTGGAGGACCTGAAGAGCCGCCTCGACGCGCTGAAGCTCGACCCGAAGGCCTTCGCCGCGGCAATGACGGAGGGCGTTCTCGCCGCCAACCTCGCGGGGCGCGCGGCGCTGCTCGAGGAAGCCGGCGACAAGGAGTGACGCGCCGTGTTCGAGGGCATCATCAAGGCGCTCGCGCAGCCCTTCAAGGAAGCGATCGCGTTCTTCCGGGGCAAGGTGAACCTGCCCACGAAGCGCTGGCAGGACAACTACGGCAAGGCCAACGCGCGCGCCTTCAGCGTCGCCGGCGCCATGACGGACGCGCTCCTCTCCGACTTCCGGCGGGAGGTGACCCGCGCGCTCGAGGAGGGCATCTCCTTCGGGGAGTTCCAAGGCAAGTTCGACGAGATCGTCGCCAAGCACGGCTGGGAGCACACCGGCGAGCCCGGCTGGCGCGCGGAGCTGATCTACCGGACGAACCTCAACACCGCCTACGCGGCCGGCCGCTTTTCCCAGATGACGGAGCCGGAGACGCTCGCGGCGTTCCCCTACTGGGAGTACGTCCACTCCGGCAACCCGAATTTCCGCGAGGAGCACAAGGCCTGGGACGGCCTGGTGCTGCGCGCCGACGATCCCTTCTGGGACACGCATTATCCGCCGAACGGCTGGAACTGCGGCTGCCGCGTGCGGCCGCTCACCAGCCGCCAGCTCGGGCGCCGCGGCAAAAGCGGTCCCGACCAGGCGCCCGAGCAGGAGCTGCGCGCCTGGACGGACAAGGCGACCGGGAAGACGCGCATGGTCCCCGTGGGCATCGACCCCGGCTTCGAGTACAACGCGGGCAAGGCCTGGCAGGAAGCCGATCGCCGATGAGCGTGCGCATCGACGTCCGCATCAGCACGGGGCCGGCGGCAGACGCGCTGGGGCGGCTCGCCGACGCCTTCGAGGACGCCACCCCGATCATGCGCGCGATCGGCGTCGGCCTGCGCGAGAACGTGCACACGCGCTTCGAGCAGGAGAAGGGGCCGGACGGCCAGGCCTGGTCGCCGGTGCGGCGCGACTACGCGGCGGAGAAGCGCGGACCGGGCATCCTGCGGGAGGCGGGCATCCGCGGCGGCCTGATGGGCTCGATTACGTTCGAGGCCGATCGGCGCTCCGTCGAGGTCGGGACGAACAAGGTCTACGCGCGCATCCACCAGCTCGGCGGCACCATCGTCCCGAAGACCGGCGACCGGCTGGTGTTCAACATCGGCGGCCGCACCGTCTTCGCCCGCTCGGTGACCATCCCGGCGCGCCCTTACCTCGGCATCGGCCCCGAGGACGAGGAGACGATCATGGACGTGATCGACGGCGCTCTCGACAGAGCGGCGGGGCGGACGTAGCATCCAGCCCTACGCCCGAGGTTCGATCGCGCCCATAAGAGGCGTAAGAGGCGGGTAAGAGGCGGCTCGGCCGGCATCGCCGCCACCGCGGTCCGTGGAGCCAAGCTCGGCCGCCTGTGGGGCTCGCACGTAAGGCGACTTCAACGGCCCATATCTCCGCACGCGCACCCCTGAACCGTCCCGGTTCGGGCGGCCATAGTCGCGTCATGTTTCGCCGAGCCACCATTCACAGCGCGCTGCCTGCCGGAGACGGGGTTCCCGAGTGGATCCACCTTCTCCCGGCCGGCCAGTTTCGCGGGGTCGACGGCCGCGGGCCCTACCGGCTCGCGGACGCGGCCGCCGTGATCGCGTCGTCGCTGCCGCTGAACGCGCTTCTTCCGATCGATCAGGATCACGCGACGGACCTCGCCGCGCCGAACGGCGGCCCGGCGCCGGCGCGCGGCTGGATCGTCGCGCTCGAGGCGCGCCAGGACGGCATCCACGCGAAGGTCGAATGGAACACGACCGGGCGCGCGCTCCTCGAGGGGCGCGAGTACCGGCACATCTCCCCGGTCTTCACCCACGACAAGGAGGGCCGGGTGCAGCGCATCCTGCGCGCCTCCCTGACTAACAACCCGAACCTCGCCGAGTTGGCGGCGCTGCACGCGGAGCAGGACATGGATCTCAAGAAGGCGATCGCCGCGGCCCTGGGGCTTCCCGAGGACGCGAGCGACGAGGACGTGATCGCGGCCGTGAAGGCCGCGGCGGCGGCCAAGGCGGACGCGCCCGCGACCATGGCGAAGATCGCCAAGGCCGCCGGGCTCCCCGAGGACGTCTCGGCCGACGCGCTGGCGACGGCGCTCGCGGCGCAGAAGGCCGCCAAGGAAGCGGCGACGGACAAGCCGGGCGACACCGTCGCCCTGCAGAGCCAGGTGAACGAGCTCAAGGCTGAGCTGCTCTCGATCAAGGGCAACAAGGCCCGCGAGGACGCCGAGCGCACGGTGGAAGAGGCCATCAAGGCCGGCAAGCCGATCCTCGCCCACCGCGCGGACTGGGTCGAGCTGTTCATGAAGGCGCCGGAGACGGCCGCGAAGTCGCTCGCCGGGCTCCCGGCGATCGGCGACGGCGGTCGCGTCAAGGACCCGGGCAAGGGCGGCGGCAGCGCGGGGGCGCTCGACGCCGACCAGCTGGCGCTGTGCGCCCAGCTCGGCATCACCCCCGAGGAGTTCACGGCGCAGGAGAAGAAGGTCCTCGCCAAGCAGGAGGGCCGCTGACATGGCCGCGTTGACCCAGGGCCGCAACACGCCGCGCAAGGATGGCGGTCTCTTCTCCGACCCGGTCGCGGCGGACACGCTCATCTACGAGGGCGCGCTCGTCTGCCTCGACGCTTCGGGCAACGCCGTTCCCGGCGCGACCGCGACCACGCTCACCGGCCGCGGCGTCGCGATCCGGCGCGCCGACAACACCGGGGGCGCCGCCGGCGCGATCCGGGTGGACGTCGACGCGACCTGCGCCCGCTTCGCCAACTCGGGCGGCGCGGACGAGATCACCCGCGCCGAGATCGGCGACGTCGCCTACGTCGTCGACGACCAGACGGTCGCGAAGACGAACGGGACGAGCACCCGCTCGGCCGCCGGCACCATCATCGACGTGGACGCCCAGGGCGTCTGGATCCGCTTCTGACGTCTTCGCCGGGCTGATCCGGACGACGTCGACCCGTGAACGAGGAGAGCTTCCGTGCTCGTCAACGCCGCAAACCTGAGGAACCTCTACGTCGGTTTCTCGAAGAAGTTCGAGGACGGGCTCGGCCAGGCTCCGTCCGAATGGAAACAGGTCGCCACCGAGGTTCCCTCGACGACGGCCTCCAACGAGTACGGCTGGCTCGGCAGCTTCCCCGGGATGCGCGAGTGGCTCGGAGACCGCGTCGTTCATGGCGTCGGCGTCCATGGCTACACGCTCGTCAACCAGGACTGGGAGATGACCGTCGGCGTTCAGCGGAACCACATCCGCGACGACAACCTCGGCATCTACGACCCGATGTTCCGGGAGATGGGGAGCGCGGCGGGCCGGAGCTACGACACGCTGGTCTACCAGGCGCTGAAGGAGGGCTTCAGCCGGAAGTGCTACGACGGCCAGAGCTTCTTCGACACCGATCACCCGGTGCTCGACGAGAACGGCGTCGAGACGTCCGTCTCGAATTCGGGCGGCGGCTCGGGCACGCCGTGGTTCCTGATCGACGACACCCGCGCGCTCAAGCCGCTCATCCTCCAGATCCGCGAGCGGCTGGAGATGGTGGCGAAGGATCGGGTCGACGACGACAACGTCTTCAACAAGAAGCAGTTCGTCTACGGGATCGATGGCCGGCACACCGTCGGCTACGGCTTCTGGCAGATGGCCTACGGGTCGAAGCAGACCCTCAATACCGCCAATTTCGCGGCGGCGTTCGCGGCGCTCGAGGGGCTGAAGGGCGACTATGGCCGCCCGCTCGGCCTCAAGCCGACGCTCCTGGTGGTGCCGCCGTCGCTGCGCGCCGCGGCGCAGCTGATCGTCAACACCCAGAACGACGCCGCCGGCGCCTCGAACCCCTGGTACCAGACCGCGAAGCTCCTCGTCTCGCCCTGGCTCGCCTGAGCCTGGGGGGCGATCTCGCCAGAAAACGCCCGCCGGCCTCGCGCCGGCGGGTCTCCCGAAAGCGCCCGCCGAGGCCCTTCCGAGAGACCCGTATGGGACCCGAGAGGACATCATGGACGACCTCACGATCATCGACGGCATCGGCCCCGCGACGAGCAAGGCGCTCGAGCAGGCGGGCATCGCGACGATGGCCGCTCTGGCCGCCGTCGACCCCGCCGCGCCGCCCGTCGAGATCCCGCGCGCCGACTGGGCTGCGTGGATCGCCGAGGCGCGCAAGCGTGTCGCGGAGGCGGATGCATCGAATACCCCGGAGGGGCGGTCTGGTACGGCTCGCGAGGCCCCCAGCACCGGCAGCGGGACCGCGGCGGAGACGCCGACGGTAGGGCCTCAGGCCGCCGCCCCGAAGCTTCCCGAGGAGCCCGCCGATCAAGCGATGGGCGTCCTCGTCGTGCGCGGTCCCCAGGCGGGCCGCCGCCGCGCCGGCCGGCGCTTCGGCCCGGAGCCCGTGCGCATCCCCGTCGCGGATCTCACCGCGGACCAGGTCGCGGCGATCGAGGGCGACGCCGCCCTCGTCGTGGCCCGCGAGGAGGCCTGATCCGTGTACGCCACACTCGACGACCTGCGGGCGCGCTACGGCGACGACGAGCTGAGGCAGATCTCGGATCTGGACGGCGCGGCGGACGCGATCGACGCCGGCCGCGTCGAGCAGGCGATCGCGGTCGCGACGGACCAGGTCGGCAGCTACCTGCGCAAGCGCTACGCCCTCCCGCTCACGACCGTGCCCGTCTCGATCGTCGAGGCGACGTGCATCATCGCGCGCCACTGGCTCGCCACCTCCGGCCGCTCCATGCCCACCGAGCAGATGAACCGCGAGCGGGACGCCCAGCTGCGCTGGCTGCGCGACCTGGCGTCCGGCCTCGTCACGCTCGAGGGCGCGGCCGAGGTCAAGGCCTCGCCCGGCGCGAGCGCCCGCGTCTCCGATCGCGAGCGCCGCTTCGAGCCCGGCTCGGGGAGGCTCTGGTGAGCGTCGTCGATCCGATCACGGCCGTCCTCGACGCCGTCAAGGCCCGCGTGATCGAGGCGCTCGGCTCGCCCTGGCAGGCGACCGAAACCATGCTGCCGGTGTCCGCGAGGGCGTTCGAGGAGATGGTCCGCCGCCCGCCGCACGCCCTCGTCGGCTGGACCGACTGGCGCGGCGGGGGCGCTACGCGCGAGTACTCGGCGCCGATCAAGCTCCAGGTCGTCCTGGTCGACAAGGAAATGGACGTCGCCAAGGCGGCGCGCTCGCTCAACGCCTCGCTCTGCCGCGCGGCCGTGGCGCTGCGCCGCCACGAGGTCCGCGCCGTCCTCGCCAGCGGCGTCGACCCGACGCCGATCGGCACGCTTCAGCTCGACGGGCTCGCGCCCGCCTTCGCCGAGAACCTCCGGGCCGAGGGCTACGTCATGGCCGCCCTCGACCTCTCCATGCGCCTCACCCTCGACGACTGGCTCGGCGAGGGTGCGGCGCTCCCCGACTTCGAGAACCTCGCCGTCGCCTACGATCTCCCCGGCACGCCGGACGCGGGCGCCGACGTCATCACCGTGCAGGAGGGCAGCTGATGTCCGACACCGCGTTCGTCGTCCCCGCCAAGGGCCGCAGGGTCCCGCTCGAGGACGGCACGGGGCACTTCCCGGCCGAGGGCCGCGAGACGCCCGTCACCCGCTACGTCCGCCGCCGGCTCGCCGACGGGGACCTCGTCAAGTCCAAGCCGCCGGCGGCCGCGAAGGCCGAGGGCGAGGGCGGCCGCAAGGCCAAGAGCTGAACGGCAGGAGCTGATCCATGAACATCGTCGCCTTCGACGAGATCCCCTACGACTGGCGCGACCCCGGCACGCTCGTCGAGATCCGGCCGACCTATGTCGACATGGGCCTGCTCGAGTTCCCGGCGCGCGGGCTCATCATCGCCCAGAAGCTCGCCGCCGGCTCCGCGACGCCGCTCCAGCCCTATCGCATCACCCGCGAGACGGACGGCTCGGGGCTGTGCGGCGCGGGCTCGATCGGCGACGCCATGGTGCGCGCCGCCCGCGGCGCGAACCGCACGTCGGACCTGTGGCTGATCGCCGTCGAGGATCTCGCCGGCGGCGCCGCCGCGACCGGCAAGCTCGCGATCGCAGGCACCGGCACGGGCGAGCTCAACGTCTACATCGGCGGCCGGCGCGCCCGGATCGTGGCGACGGCCGCCATGGACGCGGCGGCGATCGCCGCCGCCCTCGTCGCCGCGATCAACGCGGATCAGCGCATGCCCGTGTCGGCCGCGCAGGGCATCGACCCGGCTGACAACGAGGTGCTGCTTACCGCCAAGCACAAGGGCGAGACTGGCAACGCGATCGACGTTCGCCTGCGGCGCTTCGCGACGGACCGCGTGCCGACGGGCCTCACCGTGACCATCACGGCCATGGCGAGCGGCGCCGGCAATCCGGACATCGCCGACGTGATCGACGCGATCACCGGCGAGTGGTTCACCGAGATCGCCACGCCCTGGACGGACAGCGCGAACCTGGCCGCGCTCGCCGAGGAGCTGCGCACGCGCTACCTCGCGACCTCGACGCTGGACGGCCACGCCTATGCCGGCGCCCGCGGCACGCTCGGCGAGCTGTCCACGCTCGGCGACGTGACCAACTCGCCGCACCTCACCGTGATCGGCGCGAAGGCCTCGCCGACGCCGCCCTGGGAGTGGGCGGCCGCGCTGATGGGCGTCGCGCTGTTCCACCTCACGAACGACCCCGCGCGGCAGCTGCGCACGCTGCTCCTGCCCGAGGTGCTCGCGCCGGCGCCGGAGGACCGCTTCACGGACCTCGAGCGCGACCTGCTCCTCCGCGACGGGATCTCGACCTTCACCGCGATGGCCGACGGCGGGGTCGTGCTCGGGCGCGTGATCTCGACCTACAAGGTGTCGGCGCTGAACGTGCCGGACGACGCCTGGCTCGACGTCATGGTCCCGCACGTGCTCACGCGCATCCGCTGGGACTGGGCGGGCTACGTGTCGCTGCTCTATCCCCGCAGCAAGCTCGCACCGGACAACTCGGCGGCCGCCTCGTCTCCGCCGGTCGTCAGCCCCGACGGCAAGAACAAAAAGCGCAAGCCGGCGGTCGTGACGCCGAACCGGATGAAAGCGAGCTGGGCAGGGCGCTGCAAGCTGTACGAGGAGAACGCTTGGCTCGTGAACATCGAGGACACGATCGCGCGCTCCCAGTTCGCGATCGACGCGAGCGACAAGAACCGCATGAACGCGCGCCAGGAGGTGGACATCATCGGGAACCTGATGGTGCTCGCCGCCGCGCTGGAATTCAGGGTCTGAGGCCGGGCTCTTCCGGACCTCTGAGAGGAGGATGAGGCATGTCTCAGACGCTGGGCGTCATGAAGATCGTGTGGCAGGGCGTCGAGTACGACGTCGAGAGCGGCTCGACCTATCAGCGGCCGGGCTTCGACCAGAAGCCCGTCACCACGAACTCCCGCAAGGGGCACTACGCGCAGGAGCCCGTCCAGGGCCAGTGCGCGGCGACGGTGCCGCTGATGCGCGGGCAGCGGTTCAGCGAGCTGACGGCGGACGGCCCGGGCGAGCTGCAGGTGCACTGCGACACCGGGCAGATCTTCGTCCACCCGGACGCCTACCGCATGGGGCCTCCGCCCCAGGCGACCGGCGGCGACGGCGGCAAGATCCCGATGCAGTGGGGCTTCGGCGAGGGCGAGGAGCTGGAGGCGTAACGCCCCGGCCGGATGAGGTGAGACCATGGCGAAAGAGATCCTGATCGGCGGCGAGGACGAGCGCGCGGACGTCGAGGAGGGCGCGCTCGAGGAGGGCAAGCTCGAGGGCGCGGGGCAGAGCGACCTGCCGGCCGAGGCGCGCGTCGAGTACTCGGCGACCGGGCTGCCGACGAAGATCGCGCTGCCGCTGCTCGTGCCCGAGCAGGCCGTGCTGAAGTTCAAGAACGACGCCGGCGAGGTGGTGCGCGAGGAGGCATACCCCGAGCTGGTGTTCTCCCGGCTGAACGGCGCGGACATGGAGGCGATCATGAACGCCTCCAAGGCGTCGTCGTTCGCCGTCATGTGCCAGCGCGCCTGCAAGATGCCGAAGCTGAACGCGACGAAGTTCAACGTGCTCTGGAAGCAGCTCGACGGCTCGGACCAGCTGCGCGCGATCCAGTGCGTCGACCATTTTTTGTCGAGTGGCCGGAAGACTGGGCGGTCCTGATCGCCCAGATCGCCGAGGTGGCGGGCGGCGCGTACGGCGACCTCTACCGCCTCACCCTGCCGGAGATCCGGCTGCGCTGGGGCGCCCACGCGAAGCTCGACGAGCAACGCAAGGCCAGCGCCAAGCCGCCCCGCTGAGGAGGAGCCGACATGCGCGAGTTCGCCGTCTCCGTCCTCGTCAACCTCCGCGACCGGCTCTCGGGCGGGCTGAACGGCATCCGCCAGCGGCTCGAGCAGCTGCGCAACCTCGGCCGCCGGCTGGGGCTCGACCGCTTGGGGAGCGCCTTCGGCGGCGTGATCAAGCAGGTCGGGCTTCTCGGCGCCGCCTTCACGACGCTCGCGACCGTCGCCGGCGGTGGCCTCATCCTGCTCGGCAACCAGCTCGCGGAGCGTGGCGGACAGATCGAGGCGATGGCGCGCACGGCTGCCGTCACAACGGATGCGCTGCAGGAGATGATGTATGTCGGCGCGACGCGCGGTGTGGAGGGCGACGCCCTCGTCGACGCGCTCAAGGAGATGCAGCTTCGCGCAGATGAGCTGATCATCACGGGTGAAGGATCCGCCAAGGAGGCCTACCAGCGGCTCGGCCTCACGGCGGACGCGATCGCTGCCGGGCTGGAGGAGCCTGACCGATTGCTCGAGGAGATCCTCGGCCGTCTCGAGGACTTCGATCCTGGCGCACAGATACGCATTCTCGACGAGGTGTTCGGCGGATCGGGAGAGCAGCTGCAGCGGCTCATCGGTTTGGGTGTCGAGGGCATCCGCGAGCTGCGTCTGGAGGCGCGCGAGATCGGCGCGATCATTACGCCGGAGCAGCTCGCCATCATGTACGAGTACGGCACTGCTGTTAAGGGCCTCACGGACCGCTACAGCGGCCTGCAGAACATGCTCGCCGAGAAGCTGCTCCCGGTGCTCACGCCGCTCGCGGACCAGCTATCCGCCTGGCTCGACGCACACCGGCCGCAGATCATCGCAGCGACGGAGGGCGCCGTCTCAGCGCTCGCCGAGGCGATACCGGTCGCGGTCGATGGCTTCCAGCGCATGATCGACATCGTCGGCCCTGTCGCCACAGGAGCCGGGATGGTGATCGAGAAGCTCGGCGGGATCGAGACCGTCGCGGTGGCTCTCGGCACGCTGTTCTCGGCGAAGCTCGTTGCTGCGCTGGCCGCGTTCGGCGTCGCCCTTCTGACGACCCCGATCGGGTGGTTCATCCTGGTGGTCGGCGGGGCCGTCGCCCTGATCCGGAAGGAATGGGACACGTTCGCACCGTACTTCGAGCAGGTGCTCGGCGGCGTGCGCGCGCTGTTCGAGGGCGACGTCTCGGCCATCCTCACCATCATCGACGGGCTCGTCGCCATCGTCGGGCAGGTCGTGATCGAGTTCGGGAAGTGGATTGCAGAGGTGACCGGGCTGGAC